TGTCCTGAAAATCTAAAGTAATCTCCAGCTTTTAGTATTCCGTTAGTAGAAGTAGTCATACCATCTACAGTGCAAGTAGTTGCACCAGCAGATACAGAAGCATTAGTAGATATAACTGTATTAGCAACCCCTAAAGCATTTTTAACTGTTGGTGGAACAACTGTAAAATTTTCTAATCTTGATCTTTGTTTCATTACAAATGCTATGACTGGAGCAAATTCTGATCTACTCATTGGCGGATAACTCGCACTAAATTTGAATCTCTGTCCGTCTACTTGAACTGCAAACATCTTTCCACTGTCTGTAGTAGATGTGATTGTCTTTTGTTCTGATGAAAATCCTACTGATGCAAATTCTGGTGATGTTGGATATGTACCACTCATTAAATCAATGCTTCCTTCCCTTGACTGTTCAGTGCATCATTTATCACATTAACAATAACACTTCTACGTTTAACTAATAAATCATCAAATCCCTCTGTGTCATTAGCCATAATATTAACATTGACTACTGTTCCTTTGTTTAATTGATCATTAGATACAATAGTGCCATTAGTAGAAGGAATCATAACCTCTCTACCTTGTTCACCCACAATATAAGGTTGTCCTGCAGTCACGCTACCACCTAAGGCTCTTGGTGGAGGTGCGGATCTAATTGCTGCAATTTGTGCAGCACCTTTGGCAGCAGTAATAGCAGCTTCAATGTAGCCTACAGGGAAACCCTTTTTTAAACCTGCGGCAACACCTTGAGCGGTACTCATAATAGCATCACCAATTGCTAATGCCTGATTTAACCTAAATGCTTCTTTATTAAATTTAGATAAGTTGCCTAATATATCTCTACCTGCACCAGTTAATATTTCTTTCTTTTCTTCTTGTGTTAATTTTTCAAATTCTAACTCTGATAATCTACCCTTCTTTAATAATTCAAATGCACTTTCAGCAGTTTGTTTTGAGTATTTTTCTTCTATCTGTTGTCTTAACTTTTGATATTCTTCTAAGTCTAATAGCTTTCTATTATAGGCAATATTTAATTCTTTTATTTCTTCTTCTTGCTGATTACGGATAGCAAATAATGGATTAAATTCTTCTCTAATTCTTAATAAGTTTTCTTGACCTCTTTTAGTTAATTCAGCTAATGAATCATTTAATATTTTTTGTAAAGATACTGCTTTCTCAGTAGTTTTATTATTCTTATCTAATTCTTTGTTTACTGTTGTTATTACATTTGCATACGCACTTCCTTGCTGAGATGCTAATTCAAGGCTTTCCTCAAACATTAATATTTGATTTCTTAACTGTGTGAATTGTTCTATTAATGCATCATTTTCTCTTTTTGCTTTCGCTCCTAATGTTCCCTTACCTTGCAAAAACCCAAGAATAATATCTACTTCTTCAAGTTTAAGTTTGTATTTATCAATCTCACCTGTTTGAAAAGCAGCAATTAAATTTTTGGCTATATCTTTATCAGCAATATCATCAACTAAATCTTTAATCTCTCCCACTAAAAAAGATAATGCACCAAAAGCAATCACTCCCTTTTTACCAAATAAAAGTACAGATATAATTCCTGCTTCTTGAACAAAAGTTGGCAGTGATTTAAACCCATCAATGGTTGTACCTAAAGCATCTGCAACAGTCTTAACGGCAGGTGCTATTCCCTTTATGGTAGATGATGTTTTTTGAATTGCTCCTGCAAAGTTTTGACCAATAGCAGTTGCTATATCTTTTATCTGCTCTTCATTTTCTTCTAAGAATTTATTAAGATCACCAAACTCTTTTTTTAATTCATCAAAAAATCCTTCTGCTACGTCTTTTTGAAAATTAAAATACTTATCTCCAATCATTGAGATAGTACCTTCAAGAGTTGTAGCTAAATCTTTAGTGGCATTAGCAAATCTTCCATCTCCTGCAAATAGTTCTTCAAATTTTTCTACTGTTTCTTCTGCAGTGACTTTAGCACCTGCTTGGAAACCTAATAAGGCTCTAACACCTCTTTCTCTAAATAAATCAGCAGCACCAATACCACCTGAAAAGGCTCTTTGAATTTGGCTAGATGTGGTTTCAAAATCTAATCCTGTGACTGCTGCTACATTACCAGTGATTTCTAATATTCTATTAAGATCATTAGCATCATCAGCTACAACCGCTAGATTGCCTGATGCCCTAGATATTTCCTCTAAAGAGAATGGTACTTTACCTGCAAACTTTGTAAGATTATCAAATGCAACTGCACCTTCTTCTACTGATCCAAATAAAAACTTAAATCTAACTTGTAGGCTCTCAACTTCTTTACCTACATTAACAAATGATCTTATAGCTGCACCTGCACCAATACCTATTAATGCACCTTTTAAACTAAATACTGATGATTTTACTGAGTTGAGCCTATTTTGTACTCCTGTTAAGGCTCTTTTCGTTTTGTCTTTTGCGATAATGTCAATATTGAGTTGTTTAGTCATTATCTTCTTTTACCTTGCATCTTTTGTTTATTCAATGCTTTTTGTTCTTCTTCGTGTTTGAGATTATAATATGCTGCCCATGAGTTAAATTCCTCTACTGGCATTTGCATTAGTTCTCCAATAGTTTTATGTAGTTTTTCTGCTAGGAAAAAATGAAACCTGTAATCAGGATCAGAATTTAGTTTTTTTTTAAGGTGTCTGAAGATGGGATTGTTCCCATGATTTGTCCTGCTACCCTGCCTATAATATCAGGATCAACAAACTTCTTCATTTTAATCTTACTCTCAAGATCAAACATTCTCTCACCATCTTTTGTTTCTGCTTTCTTAATAATAACATCTACTAATACTGTGAGATCACTATCGTTTGATCCTTTGAATATTTCAGATTTTTCAAGCAGCGTGAATGGTTTAACATAAATGGCATCTTCACCAGTTAAGTTCCATTCTTCAACTTCTATAATTTTTATCTCTTGGTGTTTAAAGTGTGAGATAGCACCTTCAAGGTAATCCTTTTTTGGCATTTATAAATTATACAGTTGTTGTGCTTACGCCGCCTGAGAATTGAACTGTTATTGTTCTAGCAATAACTCCGTCCATAGATACATTCTGAGATACGCCAGTCACTAATGCAGTGCCAGTGTAGTACAAGTCACCACTATCTGCACCTTCAGGATATAGATTTAAAGTCACTGATGATCCTACCGCTAATGCAGTTTGACCAGTAGTATCTGTTTCATCCCAATGACACTCAATAGTTCCTGTAGCATCTTTTCTTAATGCAATATAACTCTTAGCAGTATCTGTAAGGGTAGTATCTTCAACTGTGTCATTTGTTTCATCAATAGTAAAACCAGTCACTTCCGCAACTGCATTTGCTCCTACTTTGACTACTCCGCTTGTTCCGACATGGGTTGCCATTCGCTTACTCCTTCATTTGTTTGTTGTTGTTCATCTACTTCTACATCTTTTTTCTTAGATGATCTAGTAGATTTTTTTTCTTGCTCAAGTTTATATCCTTTAGCTAGAAATTTGTCTATCTCATTATCCCAAATCTCAATGATGTCATTTCCACTTGGCATAACTAGTTTAATTCGTTTAGCCATTATGATGTACCTCTAACAAATTCATAGAATACCCTTACCACAATTCTTATTCCACCCAAAGGATATAATGTACCTTCGTCAGATGAAATCTCTACTATTTTTGTTTCTTTGGCATTACCACCTCTAGTTCTGTCTGTATCTAGAGTTTCTTCAATAACTTCTATAAGCTGATTGCGTTTAGTATCTAAATTACTATCTGTGCCTTTAACATACCCTACAAGAACATAATCTATTGTTCCTGATCTTTTACCTGCTGCATAATCTCCTAATGCAAAATCTTCTCTTGTTTCATCTCCAGTAGTGACATAAATAGCAGGGAACTGAGGATCAGCTAAATCTTCCTGAGGATTGATTGGCTCTCTGGTAATCTTCTTTAATTCAATAGGGGATGTGACCGCATCTAAGGTACTGATAATATTAGCTGCTATATCTTCTCGTAAACTCATAATTTCAACTCCTTTTCTAGCACAGAAAAGAATATCTTTTCAATCTTTACTTCTTCATCTTTGGAAATACTAAAGAACTCTCTTTTAACCTTTTTTCTACCTGCTCCTGCTTCATCATGGAAAAATGCTTTCTTATTTGCATCTGCTAATCTAAAGAACAACTCTCCTTTACTTGGTGTTATCTTACTAGTCAAGGAACTGAACATTTGACCAGTGTCTTTAAGATCCACTACCCCTGATTGTTTAACTGCGGCTCTTTTATATCTAGGTGAATAGGGAGCAAAAGCATTTCCTCTATAATCTATTCCTTTTTGGAGTGTTCTTTTCTTGATAGCACCAATCTCAAATGCAGCAGCGTTAGCCAGTGCTTTTTTAATAGCCTTCGGTACTCTTTGGGAAACTTTTAGCAGTGATTTTTTAACTGCAATAGAGTTATCTTTAGCAGTAATGGATGCGACCATTATCTAACTAATCTTAAATGATGAATAGGCTCTTTTTCACTTGCTGATACAGAAGCATCTCCATCTTCGTCATATTCTACGCCATCACGCAATACGGCTTGGAACTCCTCTGAATATTTTGATCTGTAAAAATTTAATTGTACTTGAAACGCATCTTGTCCATCTCCACCTTGCGGATCTTTCCATTTAGTCAGGATAGGATAAATATATTCCGCTAATGCTTTATATACTACACATCTAGTCCATTGTGCGTTTGTTAATTTAGAACTATCTAATTCTAATGTAGTGACTTTGGTAATATCTTTGTATCTAACTGTATGGCGGTATCTCTCCCACCATTCTTCTCTAATCTGTCTAATAACATCATTCTCAGCTTGTTGTAATTGTGTATCAAAGTCTGTAATGCCGTATTCAGCTATATCAGGTTGATAAACTTGAATATCTGCTATTGCTACTGAAAATTCTGATGTTGCCATTATTTATCTTTCTTCTTCTTTGGTTTTTCTACCTTATCAACTTTGGGTTTATCTTCAACAGGTTTCCACCCTCTTGATCCCCATATATTTTTATTTTTTTCATAATCAACTTGTGGTCTTTCAATAATTTTTTTTCCATTAGTTAGTTTCATAATATTCCTTTCTGAACAGGTGGGGAATTAACCCCACCCATAAAAGTATTATTATTGGATTGAAGAATCAGCGATAACTTCAATACCATATGAATCATGTAATTCACCAACACCATAAACTGCGGTTGCTACAATCTCATCTGCTCTTAAAGAAGCATCTCTTTGAGTTTCAATCTTAATGTCCTGCATCATAGCTAGAGCAAGTGCATCTTTGTGGAACATTCCACCTTTATAGTCACCTGCAGTGCCTGTGTTTGCCATGTTGCCTGTTTCAAAGATTTTGATACCTGCGATTTGACCAATAAAGCCATTTCTTAATGCTTCATTTGACAATTCTGTATCTAAACCTGCAAAAGTATTTGTAAGACCAGATTTGAGGTCATACGCTACCTTTGGGTGTACAACAAGATATGTTTCATTAACAGGTAATCCTGCGGCTCTCAATGTTGAAGCGGCATTAAATACAGTTGCAGGGGAAAGTACTGCACTATCTGTACCTGCTGCGGTACTAAAGCCATCAAATAGAGCAATTAAGTCTTGATCCATTTTCTTAGCTATTGCTTCGCCAAAAAGTCTACCAATATCTGCAGCAACATTTCTTGGTGCTGAGTTTCTTGCTAGGTCTGTTAATGTAGTCATTACACCAACTTCTGAAGCCGTAATAGTCACAGAACTTGGATTGATTGCGGTGTTGGCTAAATCTGTTGCTTCGGCTACTGCTGCTGCTGATACTGCTGCATAAATAGGAACTTCAACTGATTTACCACCACCTGCGATTGCGTAGTTCTTCACAAGGTTTTTCATTATAGATTTCTCTTGAATAACGAATTGTGCTTCAGCTACGATTTCAGTGTACAGTTCGGAAACCGTACTGGAGGTTGTTTCATCTGCCATTGTTATATCCTTTCATAGATATTATTTATTTAAGTTAATAATCGTGCTTACACTATCTCTTTGCTTTCTATGTTCTGCATAGAGTTTCCTGTCAGCAGGATTATTCATGTCTAGTTCCGAAAGGTTTATAGTCTTATTCGTAGTTGACTTTCCCACATTACTAACACTTCCGCTCCCTGCAGGAGTTGCTGCTTGAAAGTGTGCGTTCTGCGTTAAAAACTCTTGTACTGCCTCATCAACAGTCAACAAGTCGCCATCTTTGTTATATCTAGGTGTTCCAGAATTATCAAGCACTTCTACTTTACCTTCTTGATTTAGTTGCACTTGGCTTTTCATTAACTCCTTGATTTGGTCAGGTGAAATCGCTCTATGTTTAGAAGCAGCATTGATTAATTGCTTATCAACTCTCTCACTTTTGAGTTCTTGCTCTAACTTGGATAGTTTCTCATTGTACTCTAAGGTTTTCTTCTTCATTACCTCATCAAACTTACCTCGCTCTAGCTGCTTTTCTTCTTCAACCTTTTTGCGTTCTTCAATAGCTGCTTTAGCTTCAGTTATGTCATTAACGCCTAATGATTCTAGTAATTGTTTCTCTTGTCTGTAAAGTCTGTCTTTAACGACCTTATCAATATCAAATTGACTTGGCTTTGGTTGCTCTACTGGTTGTTCCTGCTTTGTTTCTACTGTTTCAGTAGTTGATTGTTCCACCTGTTCCGTTTTATTCTCGTCAGACATAATTATAACTCCTTTGTTAGTTATTTATTTAAGAGATATATTTATTTATCTTCTTCTTCAAGGAATTTTATCAATCCCAAAGTTCAGGTAATTCTTTTTTTTCTATTTTTTTATTGTCAATTATTGCATCAATGACCATATCTAATTTTTCTCCACCATTTGTTGTCCAAATCTCAGGAACTTCTTCTCCAAAATTTAAAACATATAAAGCATAAAAATCTTTTGGATCTACGCATTGTGCTAGTTTTTGTTGTCTATCGTCTATACTTAATGTCATACTTACCTCACAACCTTTCTAATTCTAGTAATCTTTTTTCAAATTGTTTTACTGTATTAGGGATATATTTTTTTGCTAAATTATAGGCTTCTTCATTATGTTTAAGTGAGAATAAATTTGCAAAAATTTCTTTTTCAACTCTACCTAATTGACCGAAATAGCTTTCTCCATGCCCCCACATTTGGTAATCATTTGCAAATTTACCTTTTGTTAAAGCATCAATGATATCACTTATGTTTGCAAATCCATCACCTTTTAGTTCAGTTAACTCTCTATTAGTAATAAATTCTCTGCCATAACTTATTCTACTTACGTCTTTCCTTACCTTAAAAGCTAATTCATCAAATACTTTATCTAATTCCTCTTTATCAATAATATATAAATCAGATTTACCTGCCCTTCTATCTTTAACAATTTTTCCTTTAAATCTTTTTCTATCTTTATCAATAGCTTCAATAAAATCTTTATTTGATTCAGACCACGCAACTCCTCTAGTGTTATTTGTCACATAATCAATATGATGTCCGTATTCATGTGAAATAACATAACTTTTTACTCCATCACCACCTTTCATTTTACTCACCGCTTTTGAACTAGCCACCATTTCTGATTTCCACCATCTATAAACACCCTTACCTTTAGATATAGTTTGCGGATATTCATATTTGTTAGCTATATTCTTTAGTTGATCTGTTAATTGTTCATTAAATTCATCTTGATATGCTTTTCTAACTTTATCTGATCCTCTAGTTAACAATCCTCCAATGATTACATCAGGAACTGCAGATTTAGGCTTTAATTCTTTTTTTGTTCTTGGTTTTATTTTATTGACTTCTGGTATTGCATCCCATGCAGGATCATAAGG